TTTCTTATAGTAACGCTGCAATTAAAGACGTGAATATAAAACATGATCTTTTATATATTTCAACTATGCACTCATTAGGTACAAGAGAACTTAAAATTGATACTGAAAAAAAATTACTTCAAGGTAAAAGAAAATGGAATAAATTTAAAAATTATCCAAATCATGAGAAATATAAAAATATGTCTTTTGAAACAATTGTAGATTCTGCGGGTAATCCCAAATATGAGAACAATCACATGCGTATAATACAATACGCCAGGTCTAAAAAAATAGACTTGGAACGAGCAGCTTTAGAACTATCTTTGGAACAAGAAGAAATAGATTTTACTCATCAATTAAATCATGACTTAATGAAGTTCAAAGAGTATGAGAAGATGATAGAATTTCAAGATATGATCGATTTATTTATAAAGAAAGATATGATGAATAATCTAGGTAGTGAAATTAAAGATGTTGAAGCAGTTTTTTTAGATGAAGCTCAAGATCTGAGCCCTTCACAATTTGATATGTTTTTCTACATAGAAAAGCATTGTAAAAGATCATACATAGCAGGAGATGATGATCAAACTATCTACACTTTTCAAGGTGCAGAACCTAATATATTTATAAATCTAGAAAAAGAAAACTTACCTCAAGGATGGAAAGCAGAAAAAGATGGACAAATTAAGTCGCATCGAGTTCCAAGAAAAATTCACTCAAAAGCATTAGAAGTATTACGACAAATAGGAGTTCGTCTTGAGAAATCTTGGGAACCTAGAGAAGCGGAAGGAGAAATTTTTGACAAGACTCATTATTTAGAAGACATAGATTTTACCAAAGAACAATGGATGATATTAGCTATGACTAACAAGCTATTAGATGAAATAGAGCAACACTTTGTTAGAATTGGAATTAGATTTGATCGTAAAGGAAATAAGATTTTAAATAAAAATGTTTTACAGGCCTATATAACTTGGTCTTGTTTACAAAAAGGTGAAGTAGTTAAAGAGGAAGATGCTAAAAATCTATATGAAACCTTTCTTAGATATAAAGACGGACATGTAGCTCATGGGTTCTCTGGAGGAGAATCGTTAGAGGGAAAAGAATATGTAAGCTTAAATGATTTAAAAAAAGATCACGGGCTTCTAGCAACAGGGAGCTGGGAACAATTTAAAATCAACGAAGATATTAAAAACTACATGAAAAAATTATTAAAAAGCGGAGATGATCTTATAAAGAAATCTAGAGTTGAGTTATCCACTATACATGGATCAAAAGGAAGAGAATGTGAAAACATAGTCTTATTTTTAGATTATGGGACCGAAGAACAAAGACTTTTCTTAAAAAGCGCTGAAGATAATCCAGATGGACAACATAGATTAATGTTTGTTGGAATAACACGAGCTAAGCAGAAATTATATATTATGCCACATATGACGACTAATTATTACACAATAGGAGAACCTATTGTATGAGTCCACACACCCTCACAAGTGAACTGGTCCTATTATCAATGATGACATTTTATTTTGGAATTAAAACTTATTGGATTTTTATATGAGCGCCTATAAAAAACAAATTGGAGGATCTCATTACAGTAGGTTTAAGGTGCAGCCAAGTAAGTTTATAAATGACAATGAGTTGCTTTTCGCAGAGGGGAATGCTATAAAATATATCTGTAGGCACTCTTACAAAAACGGAAAGGAAGACTTGAAAAAAGCAATTCACTACATTGAAATGATCATTGAAAGAGACTATCAAGGTAAAAAATAATGGGATCAATGTGGCAAGCATCTGTAGAATGGGTATGTCCTGAATCCTTCCCTGATCTACAAAAACATAAAGTTATTTCTATAGACTTAGAAACAAGAGATCCGAACTTAAAAACCCGGGGATCTGGTTCTATAATTAATGAAGGTGCTATTGTAGGAGTTGCAGTGGCTGTAGATGGATGGTCAGGATACTATCCTTTTGGTCATGATCAAGGAAACTTTTTTGATGAAAAAAGAGTTATGGGATGGATTAAGGAAGTCTGTGCCCTACCTTCAGTTAAAGTTTTTCATAATGCCATGTATGATGTTTGTTGGCTAAGAGCTTATGGTGTTGAGGTAAAAGGCCATATAATGGATACAATGGTTATGGCATCTTTAATAGATGAAAACAGATTATTTTATTCTTTAAATAGTGTTTCTTTTGATTATCTTGGAAAAGTAAAAGATGAAAAAGCTTTAACCGAAGAAGCTGAAAAAAGAGGAATAGATCCTAAAGCTGAAATGTACAAACTTCCAGCTATGTATGTGGGATCTTATGCTGAAAAAGACGCAGAATTAACTTTAGAGCTATATAAAGTTTTATCAGAAAAAATAATAAAAGAAGATTTAAAAAAAGTTTTTAATTTAGAGACAGAGCTTTTTCCTTGCTTAATAGACATGAAATTTAAAGGGGTTTGTGTTGATATCGAATCCGCTCATAAACTGAAACAAGAACTATGTATACAAGAAAAACAATTGTTATCAGAAGTAACCAAAGAGACAGGAATAGAATGTCAAATATGGGCAGCAAGATCGATTGCCAAAGTTTTTGACAAACTAAAGCTGTCTTATGACCGCACTGAAAAGACAAAGTCCCCTTCATTTACAAAAAATTTCCTTTTTACTCATCAACATCCTATGGTTAAAAATATAGCAAAAGCAAGAGAGATAAACAAGGCACACACTACCTTTATAGATACTATTATTAAATACGAGCATAAAGGTAGAATACATGCGGACATTAATCCAATAAGATCAGACAGTGGTGGAACTGTTACAGGGAGATTTTCATACTCTAATCCAAATTTACAGCAAATTCCGGCTAGAAACAAAGACTTGGGTCCAAAAATAAGATCTTTATTTATACCTGAAAAAGGATGTCAATGGGGTTGTTTTGACTATTCTCAGCAAGAACCGAGATTAGTTGTACACTACGCATCAAAAAGCACTCTTTCTAACGATGACTCTATATCTAAAATTGTTAAAGAATATAATAATGAAGATAGTAAAGCAGATTTTCACCAGATTGTTGCGGACATGGCAAAAATAGAAAGAAGCCAAGCTAAAACAATAAATCTGGGGCTATTTTATGGAATGGGAAAAGCGAAACTTCAAGCTGAATTAGGAGTTAATAAAGCTGAAGCTGTTAATCTTTTTGAAAAATATCACGAAACTGTTCCTTTTGTTAAAAGTTTAATGGACAAGACCTCTGAAGATGCAGAAGAAAATGGATATATAAGAACACTAGGGGGAAGAAGATGTAATTTTAAAAAATATCAAATTAATGAATATGTAAGAGGAAAACTTCCTACAACTGGGACAAGAGCAGAAATAGAAGAATTATATATTAAACAATATAGAGAGAAATGGCCTCAAGCAAAAGAAGAAGAAATTAGAAAAGCTTTAAAAAGAGAAGATCAAACAAGAATAAAAAGAGCTTTCACCTACAAGGCATTAAATAAATTAATTCAAGGATCGGCTGCCGATATGACAAAACAAGCTATGTTAGATTTATACAAAGAAGGAATTGTGCCCCATATTCAAATTCATGACGAATTAGACATTTCAGTAGAATCAGATAAACAAGCTAAAGAAATTGTTGAGATTATGGAAAAAGCTGTTAAACTAGCTGTCCCAAATAAAGTCGATTACGAATCTGGCAAAAATTGGGGAGATATTTATGGGTAATAATTATGGCTTATTTAAACGTAAACATTCCTGCGACTTATGCACAGATAAGAAGGGAGTATTTATATGATCTCAAAGAACACCATGGAGAAGCTGAAGACTGTATTATCTTTGGCCTGGCATCGATTACAGGGCGTCCTATATTGTTTCATGCAATTATGGAGAACGGTGCTGTTTTCTATCGTCTCCCGATATCTGCCTTCATTCAAAAAGGTTTTGATGTCAAAAAAGTTCCTAGGCATAGACTTGACGAGTTGGAGCTTTGGAATTGTTTCAGTTATTATCCTTCTGTTATTTCTTTCGATCTCTTAGACGGAACAAGAGGTAAATACTTTGGAAAAGACAAGAAATTACACTCTGGCAGCTACCTTTTTACTGTTGACTGGGGCCACCCAGATA